CGGTTGCCCAAGGCGACACCAAGAAGGCCGTTGTGGTGACGGACTATGTTACCCCGGTCAACGCTATGGCCCAGCTTTACATGACCGTCTATGTTCAGTAAGAAAGGGGTGTAGACAATGGCAACTGTAATGCACGCCAAAGACGCTATTTCCGCTTCTTTGGCTGAATGCTTTGTGACCATTGGGGACAACCGTTATAACTTCATGCAGGCTATCAACCTTGAAGCCAACTTCGAGAAGAACAAGACGGAAATCCCCATTTTGGGCAAGACCGGTAAAGGCAATAAATCCACCGGTTGGAGTGGTACGGGTTCCGCAACCTTCCACTATAACACTTCCATCTTCCGGCAGATGATGAAGCAGTACAAGGACACCGGCGAGGATGTCTATTTTGACATTCAAGTGACCAATGAAGATCCCACTTCTTCTGTGGGCCGTCAAACTGTGATCCTGAAGGATTGCAACATTGATGGCGGTATTCTTGCCAAGTTTGACGCTGATGCGGAATACTTGGATGAAGATATAGACTTCACCTTTGAAGATTTCGAGATGCCGGAAGCCTTCACCATGCTGGCGGGGATGGAGTAACACTGTCAAAACCCGCCCCATTTTGTTAATGTGGGCGGGTTTTTTCTTTTTTCAATTTCAAAATAGGAGGATTTTAGCAATGAGCCTTACCGCATTTCTGGCGAAAAACGCCCTGAAGGTTGAGAATGTGAAGTTTGTCCCTTCCAAGCGGTTTGTGGACGAAAACACCAAGAAGCCTATGGAATGGGAGATTCAGGCAATCACCGGCACCGAGGATGAAGCCCTTCGGAAAGCCTGTGCCAAGCGGGTTCCTGTTCCCGGCAAGAAGAACCAGTATCAGAAGGAAACTGACTATGATATGTACCTTGGGAAGCTGGCTGTGGCCTGTACGGTGTTCCCCGACCTGAACAACAAGGAACTTCAGGACAGCTACAAGGTTATGGGCGCTGAAGCCCTTCTGAAAACCATGCTGACCCCCGGCGAGTATGCGGACTATCTGCAAAAGGTTCAGGAGGTTTGCGGGTTTGAAACCACCCTTCAGGACGAGGTGGACGAGGCAAAAAACTAATTGAAGAAGGTGATAGTGAAGCGAATATCGCTTACTATTGCCTTCACGAACTGCATTTGACACCTTCCCAATTTTTCAACCTTGACCGTCAAGAACGGGCCTTTATTATTGCCGCTATTGATATTCGGGTTGAGCGGGAAAAGAAGAAGCAGAAAGAAATTGAACGGAAACAGCGCCGGGGCCGCAGGAAATAACTGCTGGCCCCGGTTTTCCTATGGAAAGAAGGTGAACCCCATTGGCAACTATCAGAACCGCTATTGCCCTGTATGATGGCGTGACAGCGCCCCTTCAGGCCATGCACAAGGCCATGAACATTGTGCTGAACAGTTTTGAAGCCATGCAACGGGCTTCCGGGAATTCAGTTGATGTTTCATCCATCCAAGAAGCCCGTGAAGAACTGGCAAGAGCCGGGGCCGCCTTTGATTCCATTGAACAGAATATCCGGGACGCTGGCAACCAGCAAGACCGCTTCAATCGGCGGATTAGGGACGGCACCACCGCCGCTGATAGCTTGTGGGGCAAGCTGAAGGGCATTGCGGCCACGGTGGGCGGATTGGCGGCGGCAAAGAAAATCATTGGAATTTCTGATGATCTGGCAAGCACACGGGCAAGGTTGAACCTGATTGTGGATGATGGCGGTTCGGTTTCTGAACTGGAAAAGAAGATTATGGCTTCTGCCCAGCGTTCCCGATCCGCATATTTTGACACCGCTTCGGCCATTGCAAGTTTGGGAGCCAATGCCGGGGCCGCTTTTGCCAACACGGATGAAATCATTGCCTTCATGGAGCAAATCAATAAGCAATTCGTGATTGGCGGTGCTTCTGCCCAAGGTCAAGCCGCCGCAATGCTTCAACTTACCCAAGCTATGGCCGCTGGTGCGTTGCGTGGTGAAGAATTGAATTCCATTTTGGAAAATGCCCCCGGAATTGCAAGAGCCATTGAAAGTTACATGGGCATTGCGGAAGGTTCCATCAAGTCTTATGCGGAACAAGGTTTGATCACCGCTGAAGTGGTGAAAAATGCCATGTTTGCGGCGGCTGATGAAACCAACGCCAAGTTTGAAAGTATGCCCAAAACTTGGGCGCAAATTTGGACTTCCATGCAGAACAAGGCCCTTTCAATTTTCAACCCGATTCTGACCAAGATCAATCAGATTGCCAACAGCGAACAGTTCACCAAGGTTACAGATGGGATTATCAACGGCTTGGCCGGGATTGCTTCTGTGGCAACGGTGGTTCTTGATTTGCTGATCAATGTGGCTTCTGTGGTTGTAGATAACTGGTCTTGGCTTTCTCCCATTATCCTTGGTGTAGCCGCCGCCCTTGGAGTGTACTATGGGCGCTTGCTTCTGGTGCGGGGTGCTGAATTGGCTTCGGCGGCTGTTTCCGGGGCTGTGGCGGTTGCCAAGGGCATTATGGCGGCGGCAACCATGTTGGTTACTGGTGCGACATGGGCGCAAGTAACGGCCCAATACGGCCTGAATGCGGCCATGTATGCCTGTCCCTTGGTATGGATCATCATTCTGATTATCGCCCTTGTAGCCCTGTTCTATGCGGCTGTGGCGGCGGTCAACCACTTTGCCGGAACCAGCGTTTCCGCAACCGGCCTGATCTGTGGCGCATTTATGGTGGCGCTGGCCTTTATCGGGAATATCTTCGTGGCCCTGTGGAACTTGGTTGTAGATGTGTTCGTGATGATCTATAACCTTGTCGCTACGGTTGCAAACTTCATCGGCAATGTGTTCAATGATCCGGTTGCGGCTGTGGCCCGTCTGTTTTTCGATTTGGCGGACACGGTTCTTTCCGTCCTTCAGGCTTTGGCTTCGGCCATTGATACCATCTTCGGTTCCAACCTTTCCGGTTCCGTTCAAGGCTGGCGTGACAGCTTGGGCGGTTGGGTGGATTCCACCTTTGGCAAGGGTGAAGAAGTCATGGAAAAGCTGAACGCCGATGATCTGAAATTGGGGCGCTTCGAGTATGGAGCCGCTTTTGACATGGGCTATGAGTTCGGCCAAGGTGTGGAAGATACCGTGGGCGGCTTGTTCGACTTTTCCGCAATGGACAGCTTGGGCGCTGATGCGCTGGACGCTTATGGCCTTGGGAATACCCTTGATGGTATCTATGGCAACACTGGTGACACGGCGGGAAACACCGCCGCAATGAGTGATGCCCTTGATATTGCTGAAGAAGATTTGGCCTATATGCGGGATATTGCCGAGCGGGAAGCAATCAACCGGTTCACCACCGCTGAAATCAGGGTTGAACAGCAAAACACCAACTATATCAGCCAAGATACTGATTTGGACGGGATCATGGACGCTTGGGCCAATGATTTTGCCACCAAACTTGATGTGTCTGAAGAAGGGGTGCATGAGTAATGGCATACACAATGTATTTGGGTGGTGTGCTTATGCCCATCACCCCTTCTAAAGTCAAGGTGAAGATCAACAATCAGAATGATACCCTGACGCTGATCAATGGTGAGGAAATCAATATTCTGAAGGAACCGGGGTTGACTGATGTAAGTTTCGATCTGCTTCTTCCCCAAGTTTCCTATCCCTTCACAAATGGCGGGGCGCAATCCGCCGATTATTATTTGTCCCTGTTCGAGCGGCTGAAAACTTCCAAGCAACCGTTTCAATTCATCCTGAACCGGTCAATGCCCAGCGGAAGGCGGTTGTTCTACACCAATTTGACGGTGGGCATGGAGGATTACCAAATCACCGATGATGCGGAAGAAGGCTTTGACATTACGGTTACTGTCAGCCTGAAGCAATACCGGCACTATGGAACCAAAACGGTGAAGGTTCAACCGGCCCCAACACCCGCAGAAACCCCCACTGCCACGGTGGAACAACCCCAGCGGGAAACCAGCCAAGCGCCCCAGCAGACCACCTACACGGTGAAAAGCG